TATGGACATCTAACACCAAACAAAAATTACAGTTACTAGAACAACTGATTGTGCTGTTTAACCCAGCACTAGAAATACAGTCAACTGACAATTATATAGACTGGACTAGTTTAAGTGCGGTATATTTAGATAGCCCAAATTGGACTAGTCGGTCTGTTCCAATTGGTACTGAAAATCCAATTGATGTTGCTACACTAACATTTACATTGCCTGTATGGATCAGTCCACCTGCTAAAGTTAAAAAACTTGGAGTTATACAAAAAATTATTGCTAGTATTCACAACAGTGATGGTGAGTTAAGTGATGATGTATATAGTAATACTAATTTACTAGGACAACGTCAGGTGTTTACTCCTTTGGACTACGGAGTGTTATTAATTGGAAATACATTAACACTGTTGAAATATAGTGAAATGGCAGACCCAAGAGATCCAACTAACCAAGATCAAATTAAAGTTGGTACAAAAGATATTTGGAGAAGTTTAGTTAATGTATATGGTACATTAGAGAATGGTGTTAGTCAAGTAAGATTAGTTGGAGCAGATGAAACTACTGAAGTTGTTGGCACTGTTTCTTTCCATCCTAGTGATGATAGTTTGTTAATTTTTAATGCTGATATAGACACATATCCACAAAACACAATTGATCCAATTAATGCTATTATCGATCCTACTAAAGTAACTGTTAACAGCAGTATTACATCTCCTGCTCTTAGTACTAGATATTTAATTTTAAATGATATTGGTAGTTACGATAATTCAAATGGTGATGGTCCTAGTGCTTGGAGAGGGGCTGACGGTAAAGATTTAGTAGCCAAAATGAACGATATTATAGAATACGACGGTTCACATTGGAACGTGGTATTTGACAGCAATTCTATAACTAGTGTACAATATGTAAGTAACTTAAACACTGCTGTTCAATATAAATGGGAAGATAATCAATGGGTCAAGAGTTGGGAAGGCGAGTACAAGAACGGGGAATGGTCTCTAATTTTGTAGAAGGTGTTGGCGCTTTTATATACTGTACATCTACAAAGCGTTATCTTTTTTTACTCAGAAACAATGGCAAATACTCTGGAACATGGGGAGTTGCTGGTGGTAAAATCGAATCAAATGAAAACATACTATCTAGTTTACAAAGAGAAATACAAGAAGAACTAGGTGGGGTCATTAATGATCTTAAAATTATTCCTATAGAAAAATTTACCAGTGAAAACGGTAAATTTAGTTATCACACATTTATCGCACCTGTAGAAGAAGAGTTTATTCCTGAATTAAATCACGAACATCGTGGATACTGTTGGGTTAAACTAGAAGATCATCCTAAGCCATTACATCCTGGTGTATGGCGAACAATTAATTTTGAAGTTATTAGTGATAAATTAAAGACTTTAGAAACTGTATTATAAGTCTGCTTCCATAATAAAATCTCTATTACTAATCTGTCTAAGATTTGTTAAGCCTTTCCAAAGGTCTGGTGTAGATCGTGTGCCTGTATCTGTAACTCGAACAAAATCAACGTCATCATATACACTAATTAGTCTGTGTAAATTTTTAACCCAATTATCGTGTGTGAATGCGCCATTAACCGGAGCATACCCATTTGTTCCAGCATACATGTTATCATTTTTACCAGGTATTTCCTGTCCATTGAATCCGGATAGATAAATTCGAGTATGACCATCAAAACAAGCAATATAAGCCGCAGTAGTACCTGCGTCTGCATATGGATCATACGGGATTATATAAAAATTTTTTGGAAATTCTAAACTTAAAGATACTTTGCTATATACAATATTAGATTTTGTATATTCAGATTCTGATATTTCTTTTGCTATTTCTTTACTAGTTACAACTAAAAAGTTGGGAGTGTAATCCCTATAAAAAGCATTACACCCATAACTTTGTAAAGTTTTGCTACCTAAAAGACCACTTTTTTTAGTGAGGATATTGCTAATGTTTAATCCTTCTCTGCCAGTACCATTGCCAAATACAACAGCACGGTTAGAGATTTGATTATTAACAACATGGTTCTCAACGTACTCAGTGACGGTATTCCATTGACCGTCACTGAATGTACGACTTTGAACTATCTCTTCACCTTCATAGTCCTTTCGATAAACTTTTTTAATGTTAAGCATTTAGATACTTATCATTAAACAATATATGATGCCTTAACTTTGACACTTGTACTTGCTTCACCAGCAGTAGATTGTAGTAATACACTACCACCACTAATTGTAGCACTTAAAGTCCATGTGTCACTGTCAGTACCAACAGTACCATACTCAACAATAGTTGCTGTAGTACCATCATGTATTAACAACACTTTAGTTAATTCCCAAGCATCGCCAGCCGCATTTTCTGACTGAACTACATATTCAGCTGATCTATACTTAGTAGCATCAAAACTATCAACTGTTGTAGCACTTGTGCCTACAGCAACAGCAGTTTGATTGTAGCTTTGTTTAGTACCGTTAACTAGGCCAAATGTTTCTTCAGCGCCGTCAACACTAACTCTTACTGTTGCTGAACTTGTGCCAGCTGTAATGTTAGCATATGGTACTGTTTGTACATCAAATGTGTTATAACCGTTACCTGAGCCAATACTTGTTACTTGTGAAGTAGTAGTAATAACACGAGCTTCGATTACGTCACCTGTTTCTGGTGCTTCTGTAAATGTTAATGTTGTGCCACTCACAGAGTAAGCATTTGTTGGTTGTTGAACAATACCGTTAACAGCAACAAATGTACCAGCAGTTGAAGCTGTACCACTTAGCGTAAACGCTGTAGTAGAACCATCACCGTTGAAGTTATTTGAAGCAATAACAGTAAATTCAGAACCAGCAGTTTGCCAACTAGCACCGTTGTAGAATTCAACTTGGTTACTTGTTGTTGAGAAACGGATCATACCGCCTACGTCAACGTTACCAGCTGAGCCTGGACGTTCTGCTGAACTACCACGTGGTAATAAGATAGCGCCTGCTGAGTCAAACTTAGCAATAGTACCATCTTGTATTGTAGCATTACCAGTATCACTGAATGTTACAGCATTTTTACCACCGTTAGCAACGATTAAACCGTCATTACTGCCAACGCCTGAAACTACAAAGGATTTATCTGCGTTAGTTGTATTAACTGCTAAGCCTTCGCCAACGTTAACTGATTTAGCTAAACCAGCACCACCGTCAACAATTAAAGCACCAGTAGTAATACTTGTACTATCAGTTGTATCGTCAATGTTAGTAGCGCCACCAACAGTTAAAGCACCGTCAATATCTGCTAAACCGCCCATGTGTAAGTTTTCAGCTAAGCCTAAGCCGCCGTCTACTACTAAAGCACCTGTTGTGTTACTTGTTGATGTTGTTGTATCATCAAAGTTAACAGCACCACCTACAGTTAACGCACCATCGATGTCAGCTAAGCCACCCATGTGTAAGTTTTCTGCTAGACCTAAACCACCATCAACAATTAAAGCACCTGTTGTGTTACTTGTTGAACCTGTTGTGTCGTTTAAGTTAGTAGCACCTGTTACATCTAATGTACCATCAACAGCTAAGTTGTTGTTAACACTTGTAGTACCTGAAGCCGCACCTAACTCTAACGTAGTTGCCGCACCACCAATATTAAGTGTTGTAGCAGTTGTGTTAATTAAGTTAAATGTAGTTTGGTCAGTACCTAAGTCACCACCACCAACAAATAAGTCTTTAGCAACACCAAGACCACCAGCAGTTAATAAAGCACCTGTAGTTGGACTTGTTGAATCAGTTGTATCTGTAACTTTAGTAATCTTGTTAAGATCCCAACTTGTTGTTGCGTGTGTGTATTGGAACGTAGCACTAGCACCAGCAACTGTAAGACCAGCACCGTCAGCTTCAGCTGATGTAGTAGCACCAGAAGCAACTGTTAAGTTCAAGTCAGCAATAGTAACTTCAGTTGAGTTAACTGTTGTTGTAGTACCTTGTACTGTCATGTCACCAGTAACAACTACGTTACCACCAACGTTTAAGTTTTTAGCAATACCAACACCACCAGCTGTAATAATAGTACCTGTTGTTACGTTTGTACTGTCTGTTGCGTCAGTTAATTTTAACTGTCCACCAGCTGTGATATTTTCGGCTACACCAACACCACCACTTACTATTAAAGCACCTGATGAGGTTGTTGTTGAGCTTGTTGTATCTGTTAAACTTGTTGGTTGTGTTAATGTTACTGTTGTAGCAGTAACGTTAGCAACTAAAGTACCATCAACATTATGTTCAATCCATCCTGGGTTAGTACCGTCGTCATAAATTGTAATGTCTGTATCATCTAATTGGATATTTGTAACTTCACTACTAATAGCTGAGTTTAAATAACCTAATGTTACAGCATCACTATCTAATGTTGGATCTGCTAAGTTTGTTGCTGTGCCGCCATCAAAGTCAACTGCGCCTGAATCAGCAGAGATAATAATATCTTCGCCACTTGCCGCTATTGTTGAAATTGTTACACCTGCCGCTGTACCGTCTAAAACTAATTGGTTAACTGTAAGTGCTGATGAAGCATAAGTTAATTGTTCAGCGTCTTCTAATGCACCTGATGTACCAGCAAATGTTACACGACCTGCTGTAAGATCTGAAACAATAGCACTAGCCACTGTTAAATCTGTTCCATCAAACGTCATGTTTGCACTGTCAGTTAAAGCACCGTCAGTTGTTGCATAAGTTACACGAGTTGATGTTAAATCAGATGATTTAAGAGTACCTACGTGTAGACCAGCATATGATGAAATTGCTGTATCACCAGATGTAGTTCCATCTTCTGTTGTTGCTGTAAAGGCAAACTCGTCACCTGACTCATCCCAAATTACTGCTTGGTTTGTATCAGAACCACGATTAAACACAATACCTAAGTCAGCAGTGTTAGTACCACTGAAGTCGTTGTTAACAACCATTAACGGGTCATTAACGTATGTGTTTGTTGTTGCTAATGTAGTATATTGTGTAGCACCTTGAACAACAAGGTTACCTGTAATTGTAAAGTCACTAGTGACTGTAATGTCGCTGTTAAATAGTGAGCCTACAATCGAACCAGGAATAATTTTAGAATTAGCCCAAATACCACTATCGGTAATCTGGTTATTCTTTATTCTAGTAATTGCCATTTTAATATTTTCCTAATTAAAATTAAAGTATTTTGCTATAGATCACATAGCATTTGAAACATACTTTGCCCGAAGTTCACTATCCCTATCGAGTACACTCAAAATAGTTTTCATTACTAGTATTTATTAGATTTTGGTTAAAATTATAGTCTAACGACTATTATATAATAAGATAGTTTTTGCTTAGACGAACGTCTGTATTGTTGTTTGTTGGTGTGTATTGTAGCAATACGTCACTGCCACTAATAGTTGCTGATACGTTACCTAATGTGTTGCCTGAATTAATTACAGCATAGGTAGTTTGATAGGCTGTAGTACCATCATGTGTTAATAATATTTCACTACTTTCAAAATCTGTGCCATCAGTTGCCTGTAATACATATTTTGCTGTTCTATATGTATCAGCATCAAATGAGTCAATGGTTGTTAGTGTACTTGCTGTTGCTATTGATGTGTTAGCATTTAGGTGTGCTAATGATCCAGTTATTTCAATTCTACCACCAGGACCATCTTTTAAAGATCCAATTGATGAAATATCAGAAGCAATATGTCTGACTTCAATAATATCACCTGCTACAGGAGTTTCAGTAAATGTTAGTGTTGTTCCTGAAACTGTGTATGCCGTTGTAGGTTGCTGTAGAGTACCGTTAATACTGATAATAAGATCAGCCGCTGATGTAACTGCTGATGATAATGTAAATGCTGATGTAGCACCATCAGGAGTTATTGTTTCACTGGTTAATGTTAATGATTGTTGATCCCATTCAGTACCATCCCACACTTCAAGTAATCCAGTGGTAGTATTAAATCTTGTATATCCAACATCCGGGGATCCTGGGCGTTGAGCAGATGTGCCACTTGGTATCCCTAAAGCACTAGTGCCGGAAATGATTACATGGCCGTCTTCCGCGTCTAAGATAATGTCATCTGCGGCTGTGGTAGAAGTAACTGTAACTCCACTGATTGTTAAGTTACCTAGATTAGCATCTTCACCACTGGCTGAACCTACACCAAACGCACCTGTGTATCTGGCACCTGCTACATAAACTGACTTGCCTGAAAAGTCTACACCGTTAGGTAAGTTATCACCAATAAAGTGTAAGACACCTGACTGATAGTCAAAGAACCATTCGTCATCGTTACCTGAACCTGTGATAAACACTTTGTTTGAAATTGATTCAGCATTTGAAGCATCACTTGAGTCATGTACATAAACATTAACAAGATAAGTAGAACCAAACTCTGGTGGTATCCAATCTGTTAATCCTGTTTTCCATGTACGGTTAGTTGACGCAGTAATATCTGCTGTACACTCAACTGTGGTAGCACCTGTATAAACTGTGGTTACGCCGGTTGATGAACTAGGTTTAGTTGCCGGAATACTTGATGCCTGTTGCCAAACTTTGTCGCCACGTAATAAGAATGGTGATGGTATTGATTCGTTAGCCGCTGTTTTATTTGAAATGGTATCTGTTTTAGTAACAGCAAAACCAACTTTCTTAAATAGGTAATCAACTTTTTGTGTATCTGAAATAGCCATTAGCTTGCCACTCCTACACTTAACGCAGTAACACTTTGTCCACTAGTTAACGCAATACGTACTAGAACAACGTTGTCCTGTGCGTTTGACATGTTCTCTGAACCTAGTGTCATTGTATAACCACCTGATAAACTTGTACCTGTTGCTATAACGTCAGCACCTGTTGACGCACAGCCGTTTGATCCGTTACCACCTGAACCTGTGTTTGATCCTGGAACACCCGCACCAGCATATTGTGCTGAAGCATTTAACCAACCATTTAATCCCGAAGCACTATCAATAGCAGTGCCTGGTGCCGCTATCCATAAACCAGCAATACCTGATGATGTAATGTTAATATCAAAGTTAGCAACAACCTTTCTTTGGAATGCAAAAGTAAAGTATTGTGTACCAGTGTCACTGCTTCTATCTGGACCTACTGGTAAGTAACCTGTTGAATAATCTGTTGTGTCATGTTTAAGGACACCTAATCT